CAGAGAACCACAAACGCACAAACGACAACACGCTGCGTCGGCCGTCCGCCTCCCCCCCCGTTAACTCGAATTAGCCAGCGGAAGCGGTAGTTACAGTAATAGTGATTTCACTATTATCAGTAAGCGTTGCCTTACCGCCAGTTACTCCACCGGCCTCGTTAGTATACAGTTCAATCGCTTTAATGGAAGCGCCAGCCGCCCCCGCAGCACCAGGAGCGCCGTCAGTACCGTTTGTACCAGCTGCTCCTTTAGGGATAACAAAATCGAGAATAGCGGCACTTTCAGTACCAGAATTTGTCACAGTTGCTTCCGTACCAGCTTCACCAGTCGCAACGCTACCAACAGTAACGGTGGCAGCCGAACCAGCGGGGCCTGCTGGCCCCCCCTGTTCATTGGCTACACCGTTTTCTAATTTATTGAGCTTATCTGCGGTGATAACATCACCATTAGCCCAAACAGTAGGTGTATATGCCATTATTATTCAGCTCCTAACTATCAATTAACCAGCAGCAGGAACGGTGATATTAGCAATAGCCTCTACGCCCGCCTTATTCTTAATAGAGACAGTAACGGTCGTGCTACCCTGGGCAACGCCAGTTACAACACCTTCCTGCGTAACAGTAGCCGTACCGTTAGCGGCGGAAGTGAACGTCAAATCCTCGTAGGGCGGCTTGAAAGCAGCGCCATTAAGGGGCAAAGCATAAACACTAAGGGTAGCCGTACCAGTCGTAGTTGCAAGCTCAATATCACTATCCTCAATAGCAAGCGCGAACACGTTATCATACCAAGAACTACCTGAGAGTTGCTCCGTGATAATAGCGTAGTAACCACCGTCAGAGCAGTCTGCAGACGGATTATCCAAAGCAGAACCAGCAATCGGGGAGTTAGCAACGCCCGTAGAAGTCATAGACAGCTCCATAGAACCATTAAACTGGAATCGAGGAACGAGAACCTGAACAATACCAATCTTAGAAGAATTGTTCACGTCATTTTCTCCGCGTCCGCCAGCACGATACAGGTTGGCAGTCATAACCAGAGTAACCTCGCTCGGAATGAACGAAGAAGAAATTGTAATCTGACGAGCAGCATTATCTGTGCTGATATACTTCACACAGTAGATATCTCCCTCTTTGGCACCAGCAACTGTAAACGCTTTTTCTGTAAAAGTAATCTTCTGATAAGCGTCAGAACCCGGTTTGGCCGCCCAACCAATCGTACCGTAAGACTGATACACAGCAGGGGTACCAGTGATAGTGCCAGAGCCACCAGCGCCAAGCGTAACTTGCTCTGAAGTAAACACATCAGCAATCTGCTGAATAGCAGAGCCGGTCTGGAACGCGAAATACTCAAGCTTAAACAGAACGTCTGTCAAGTTGATGTCAAACGTGCTTGTATGATAATACTTACCGAGCAACTTAGCACCGGGGCCACCACGGACTTCCTCAGCCGTAGAACCAACAGTGATAGAAGAATCAAGCAATGTAGTAGCCGTAGCAATAAGCTGGTCGCCTACAAGCATGTCAACAGTAGCAGCACCAGCCAAAAATTGTCTTGACATATAAGTTTCCTCCTTATTTAATTTACACTATTTATTTTATTTTGGAACTGAGAATAGTCAACAACACTGTCGCCAATGCTTCTATTATCCTCAACCAAATAGTGAGTTATTTCTTGTTTAAACTCAACAAATCCTGATAGACTTGCCTGTTTAAGAATGGTGTAATGAAGTTTTTTATCAATCATTTCAAGGGCAATAAAGAACTTTCTGATTGTCATTTCTTTAACTTCTTCCAACGTCAAAGAACTTCCAATCACTACTGCCATCATTTGTTTTTCTATGTCACATGGGGTTTTCCCTTTATTCCTGATTTCATCCGCCTTCTTTAAATCGGCTTCCAACTCTGGGTTGATATATTCCTCTTTGTAGTCAGGGATGTTTTGAACAAGTATAAATTTTCTAAACTTGTCAAATTCTTTTTTATGTAATACTACCCCATCAATCTCAATGAAACTCTTTTTCTTTCCATCTACTCCATATCTTATCTCCGCACCGTCTTTGTTTGTAACCAATAGAATTAAACATTCTAAGAACATTTCATTTATATTTGGCTTCCCCGGCTCTTTTTCTCGTTCTTCCATTTGCATGAGATATATGATATAGTCTAAATATGACATAGAAATAACTTTTGGGTCGTTTGTTGAGTTTTTGTTTATTTTCAAAATTGACGAACAAACATTAAATGTGATATAGTCTCGCATCTTGACTGGATGAAGCACCAATCCATCGAACAGTTCAACAGGTTCGTCATTAATGACTGCCTGTCTATATGGTATTAAAATATCGTCAACCATGTGTAAAAGGTTCCAATTCTCCGTATTTCACAGACATTGTGATTTGATAACCCCAGAAATATCTGTTGTTGAATATGCTTGAACGAGCCGCATTGTACATGCTTTCTCTAGCGTCGAAGAACAACTTCCCAACGCCATTGATTTCTTGGCCGTTTAACGTCTTTAAGACTTCTTCAACCATCACTTCAACTCTACTCTTACACCCATCTATATTAACAAGCTTTGTATGCGTTATACAATCAATATTAATATCAATTGTGGACATACTCCTGTTGTTAGGATTGATAGTATATGAATATATTCTAAGTTGGCTTGTTTGCTCTGTGAAAGCATCATCAACGAACGGGCATCTATACACATTATAATGTTCTGAATCACCAACACCGTCATAAATCATCTTACGCTTTTCTTCTAACGTGAGATTAGGTTTAGACAGAGCATCTGGCGTATCATATTTCAAAAGTTTCCATATGTTCTCGTTCTGTGTCATAAGATAGCCTAGAATGTTATAACACAAGTCGGAAAAACCAGTAAATTTATTATAGGCTATCCTATCTAAGTCGTAAACCATATTAGTATAGCCCCCTTAAATCAATAGTTACCTGTTTAGAAACTCCACCGCCTGAACACGTCACAACCAACGGCACTGTTGACTTTCCAAGACACATTACCGAAAATGTGTTTCTGTCAATTACTTCAAATTTATATCTGTTTGGATTCGCACCACTTGTACTAAATACAAATTCCACATCTATCGGTTCTTCGTAGTCATAAGAATCACGACAACCACATGACGCAACATATCCATAAGCCGAACATGTATAAGTCTGTTGTTCTCCCTGATATAGTTTCACTGGATACGGCTCTATCACTATCGCACCGATGTTTGTTTCTGATTCGCCAACAACCGAAGTTCCAACAATGGCCTCACCAACAAGGCTTGTAGCCTTATCGCTTGGTTTCACTTCTTCGTAAGGCTTATATATACCTTTATATCTAGACATATTGGCGATACAAAGCTCAAAATCATCATCAGGAGAAATAGCGTCAACATACATTTCGAACTCAATTAACGGCACAGATTCACCAATCGTAGTATTACTACGAAGATAGTCCTTGACTGATTTAATCTTAAACACTTGATTATCAAGAATGAACCTATCGTTTATGTTTATACCTTGAGTTATATCATTGTTTTGTGCTGTTACAACAATCGTCCCTTGCGGAATTTCGACAGAAGTGTTATAATAGATATTGGCGTATTTAATTGAATAACCAACAATACATGGTTCTCTTATAATACATCCATTACTATTAATTAAGTTTAACGTGTTATTGCATCTTCTGACAATAGCAGATTGTGTGTTATAATGATAGTTGTCTGTATTAGTAGTAATCCAAACAGAATTATTAAACCAATATCTTTCACCCATAGTTCTATGAGAAAAGACATCGAAGAATTTTAGGTCTTTAAAGTCGTCACCAAGGTTTAACCCAGTTTTAGGGTTAATGGCATGGCAAACACGACATACCAAAGGAGTGAAATCTAATGTCCCACGAACAAGCTCTTGCCCTATCTCATAAGTATTGCTCGCATATTGATATGTCTCATTTATTTTATCTTGTAAATTCTGTTCGTAGTATTGTACGCTTTCGACATAGTTGGTTGGAGTGTTGAATGTGGCCGCTTTTATTCCTCTTAAATCAAGAGCCATATTATCACTCCTTCCAATTGCTCAATATTCTATCCAATATACTGATTGACTTTAATACCGCATGTCTAACATCAGAATGAACAATGTTGTTTACAAGCAAGGCATTAAGTTTGAATCGTATTTGATGTATCTCTGAAAAGTCCTCATTTCCACTTAATTCAAATATCAATGACTTTACATAGGTTTCAAAGGAGTCTATGTCGTTTTCGTATACATACAATACATTAAACACTCTATTTACAAGGTCAGCATAATATTTTTTTATCATGGGTATAACCTCTGAATAGCCGCATCCCATGCATATTTTGTCATACGCTTAGTAACAGTCTCTCTATTCACAATATACCAACTTGATTTTGAAGTTGTTGCCGAAGATACTGACGTAAGTTTAAAGTCGGTATCACCAAGCAACCTGACAATATCAAGCTTATCATTTTGAATGTATTCCGACCAAGCCGCCATAATAAACTCGGAGAGAATATATTCTTCCATAGGATAAAGATTGATATTCCAGTTGCCAACATAATAAATATTGACCACAACCTCAGCTCCATCAAATGGAGCAGGGTCAAGCGTTACTGTTGGCGTTCCCTCAGTATGAGTTTTGCCAACAATTGCTTTTCCAACTTCTCCACCAGCAACAGCAGTATATACGCCTTTTACTTTGTTGCCGTCAACAGTATATTCAAAAAGACAATCATCAATCAAAGAAGCATCGGGCGCGTCAGTTAATGCAAATTGCTTATTACTCCCGTCACCTATAAAGGTTTGAGAATAAAATTTAGGAGGAACCCTGTCGTTCACACGTTTTTGCGCCGGAATTGGATTTGTGAAAAGAGAAATCGCATTCTCCAAGAAATTATACATAACTTGGCTGAACATAACAGTGTCATTTTCTAAAAGATTTTTTAGAGTAGGGTCTTTGAACTCTGTTATGGCCCTTTTGTATACAGTAAAATAAGATGTCCCGGCCACAAACTTTCCCCCTTATTCTTCTGTCCCCTCGTTTAACAAGTCAGACATGAACTGTTTCATAAAGCCTTTTGTTTTCTTATTTAAAATCTTGACTTTTTCAAGATTGGAATATCCCGCCTGTTTTGCTTCGTAGCGTTTAATCCACGTCTGTGCCAAACGGAGCGCCATCGGATAAGATAATCCATCAACGATACGTTTGAACTCCGCCATAGGCAGGTTAGCGATTCGAGCGTATTGAGAAGCAGACATGGGGACGTCCATAATCTCAAGCCCAAACTCGTCTACCATATCGTCGCAGTCACTACCCAACGTAAAGATACCACGCTCAAACCAATCTCTATAACGGGATGTAATATCTTGCATTTCTGCGAATCTGAATGTTCTACGTTCACCAAATTTTGTGAAACGAATCTCATTGCCGTTCAATTTAATCGTAGATGGCAACGACGGGTGACATTCACACAAATGAATCAATGTACACGGCCTATCCATCTTTGAAACGCCGCTATTAGACGTTATTGTCTCCCCGTTCGATTGAGCGGTGAGCTTATTAATCTGAGCCGTTAAATTCGCAATCATAGCAAGCATATCTTCTGCTGTCATGCCAGACGAAGCAGAAGTAACAGTTTTATCTTCCGCATTATCATTATTCTGCGGTACAGCCTTTTTAGTAGCAGGCATAATGTTGTTCTCCTTTTATTCCTTTTTCTCATTTAATATATGGGGGACTCAAAAGAGTCCCCCTATTATATTACTCAATTACGCGCTAACGCCCGTAATAGCACCATACTTAGAAGCAGCGATAAACGTTGTACCCATTCTAAGCGTTAGGCTGATGCCCATTTCCTTGTCAGGAGCCTCGGTCGGAACAATGTCCGTGGTCAGAGCGCTACCCTCGAACACGAGCTTCACCGGCTTGTAACCACCATCAGCAAACAGATAGATTGTAGAATCGGGGATGCCAGTCAGCGGAGTGGTATTGACAGTATTGGGCAGAAGAATCTGCGGAATACGCACAAGGTCAACATCCATGAACGTGCCCAAGTGGCCAACACGCGCCCATTCCTCACCAAGGCCCATCTGCAGGTTAGCATTCGTAGTACCAGACGGAATCACGTTGCTAAGAGCAGCCAGAGTACCATAAGCACGAATCTTAGCACCGCCGTTAGCAGCACGCAGGATTTCAGCCAGCTTCACGAACGTAGAAGTCGCAAAACCGTTCACGATGTAAGAAGTACCAGCGTTGGCAGTGATGTTGGCACCGATAGCCTGAATCACCATCTGGGTGATGTAAGCATTGTAAGAAATACCAACTTTGTACACGAACTCACCAAGGTCAAACATACCAGCAGCAACCTGATACCAGTCAACAGCCGTCATAATGTTGTAGGGTTCGGGGTTGACGGTGATTTCGTTGTTGTACGTTCTCTGAACAGAACCATGGAGAATACCCTCGGCCAGACGGGTCACGAAGAACGTATCGTTGGAGTTCACCTTGAAGCGAGCAGTATCGCCCCAACCGATGTTAGCAACATCAGCGAAGTCCATGAAAGAAGTGGAAATCATAGCCGGAACAACCGGAGTCATAATCTGCGCCAGAACAGCGGCAAACGTGCGCTTGAAGATAGGGTCGTTATGTACGTTAGGGTTAGCAACATCCGCCAGAGCAAAATTCTCAACATTGATACCGCCAGCACGTTTCGCACTATACTTAGCAATCTTCTCAACAACCATATCGTTCAGTTCCTTGCGGCTGTCGATAGTGGTGTCATTGATAGCGGCAAAAAGGTCCTTCTTGGAATCCTTCATGCGCTCTGCCATGTACTGTTTAGCAACTTTAAAACCGCCCTCAACAAGAGCTTTCTGCTCGTCATCGAGCATAGAGAAATTCTTGTCGGAAGTATTTAAAGCATAGAATTGTCTAATGTTAGCCATAATTCTATTACCTCTCTTTCCTTTCCTTTAATTAGTTAGCCATGACGCAAAGCATATAAGCCTGTACGCCATCATCTGTTACCTTACCATCAACGCCCTGAGACACGATATACTTGCTAATAACCTTAGCATAGCAACCAGTAGCAGCGGCATCAGCAGCGGGTGCCCACTTACCAGCGTCACCGCCAGTAGCAAGAACGGCATACTGCCCAACAGTCAGAGCGGCTGTGCAGTTTTCCTCACCAGTGGCAAACGTGTCGTCCACAACAAGCTTACGGAAACGCACAGGCACACCAGCTTCGGCGGTCAGGCCAATCGTCTTGTAGCCCATGCGATATGCCACGCCAGCACCAGTAGCCATAGGAACGGTCGGGAGGTCAATAACACCAACGCCAACAGCAGTAGCAGCGGCAGGAACAGTAGCAGCGCGAGTATTGAAATCAACGGGAGCGGAAGCCGCAGCGCCAGCAGCGGTAAAAGCGCTCAAATATACGGGGTCCTGAACAAAATCACCCAGAACAGCAAGCTCGCCATCATAGCAAGCGGCATTAGCCGAATCGGCCTGGAACATAACAGTCTGAAGTTTTGTGTCAACGTACTGAGACTCCATTCTCACAGGCTGAAAAAAGTGTTTATTAGCCATAATTAGTTTTCCTCCTTAAATTTTAGCCAGCTTGTCAATCAAAACATTTTTCTTTGACGTGCTGGGTTCAGTTTTATTATTAGAAAGGCCGAAAGAAAGTTTCTGCTCTTTTTTGGACATTTCTTTCTTTTCTTCTTTAGAAGCAAGATACTTTCTGTATGCTACTTCTTTGGCAAAATCTTCAACACAAGCAAACTTGCCCTCGTCGCGCATCTTAACAAGCTCCTCATGTGTCTTTTCATCCATATCTTCGTTTTCGTCGGCAAGGATAGCATCAGTATCTTCCTTGAATTGAGCCATGCGAATTTCCTCTAACTCTTTTTCAGCAGCTTCACAGCGTTGAGCCATTTCGCACTTCTCTTTCTCAAGAGATTCCACTTTCTTTTTCAGTTCCTCTTTTTCCTCGTCGTCATCTTTGTCGTCGTCGTCATCATCATGCTTATCCGATTCATCTTCGTCATCTTCAGCATAATCGGTTTTATTACCATCATCACGAGTGGTCAAATCAACAGAACGTCCTGTAATTTCGTCCCAAGCAAACTCTTCGCCCTCGGAATAATTCTCAGCAAGTTCTTTATCAACCTCGAACAAACAAAGTTCAGATTTGTCCTCAGCCATTTCTTCTTTGTCGCAATCGCACTCTTGAGCAAAAGCAAGTTTGCCATTATAAAGTCCGAGATAAGCAAAGCCAGAAATTTTGGCTGCTTCAATAAATTTCTTCATCTTTTCCTCCTTTTCTGACTTCACCAGTCCAAGTCTTTTACGAATTGTTAAAGCCTTTTTGGCAACGCTTTCGTCATATTTTTCTCCGTACTGTTGTGCGCTCAACAGTCCACCAGCATTATAAACGAATTTGCCATTTTTATATTGCATAACCGGATATTTGAGCTTTTCAGATGGAGATTCTTCCCATCCGTCTTGTACATCAAGATATACCGATTTTACAAGCGTTTTGTAGTTTTTAGCTTCTAAAACTGTATTTCTAAGAGAAGTCTTATCCACATCTCCCCAAGAATCATTAGAAACTGCCTCTTTTGATTTATCAACCGAAATTGGCTTTCCGGTCCCATACTTATCTTGTTTTGAAAACATGTTTTTTTCACCGCTAGATGTTACACCATATTTTTCAAGTATATCAGAAGAATATGTGTCTCTATTTCCACTTATAGCAAATCTAAATTTTGACTTATAAGTGTTAAATGTATTAGAGTTTTCATAACCATCAAGAACTAATTTAGCTCCCTCTATACCCTCTTCAATAGGATTACCATATTTATCTTTACCTAATATAGTAATGCCCAAGAACTTCCAAACTCTAATTTTCTCAATCCCATCCTCTTCCCACGAGTCAATAGCCTCTATTTCGACACTTACTTTCTTTGTAATTTGCCGTTTAATAACTTCAATAAGGCGTTTATTGTATTCCACCCAAACATAGGCTGAATTAATAACAACCCAATTCTTCCCATCAACTGCCTCAATATAAATATCAGCACTTTCAGGAATTACGCCAACCGGCTTTTCAGCGCCATCATAGTCATAATCATAGAAAGTGTCACCGTATTGGTCAATATCCATTCTAGAATTATGCTCTTCTGCGTCTCCAATCTTTTTATTAAAATAGGCGAGAATTGGTTTATTATAAATTGTGGGAATGGATTCCTCAAAACCATCTCTCAGGAACTCTGAGCCGTTTCTGTTGACTGTATCAGAAATAGCATACAACTTGAGCTTCAAGAAATCTCCGTTGTTAATTTCTTCAACGTCTATTTTAGATACAGGCATTGAAAATACTTTTGGCATCCAATCACCACCCCTCTATGTATACAAATCATTTCTTTTTAATACCAAAAAACTTATTGATATTAGAATCCATCTGCATCCACTGAGTAGGTGTATCACCATTCATCTCAACATAATCAACAAAACCAAGCGCCATTTCTGTAAATGGAACAAGCTTTCTAATAAACTTATCGAGATGTTTTAATGTTTGTTTGTCATCCTCAGCAATTGCCAAATCAATGACTTTTCCGACTTCTTTTTCAAAGGCAATCATAAAATCAAGCAATGATGCAAACATAGATGTCAAGTTTTCATATTCTTCCATATGAGCTGCAACAGCTGGTCTATGCAAATATGAATTACGAGCAGCAGCATATTCAGCAATATCATCACCAAGAAGCGGAAATTCATGCGCCATCTCATAATGAATAATATCCGATGTTCTTGGCATTACAAACTTTACTCCAAGTTGTGTTACCAAGTTGTCACAAATACTATTTCCAGTAAAGCACAATCCGTATAACCCAGTGAGCGCTGATTCCATTCTGTCAGAAATCAGTTTCAAGATAACTCACCCTCTTTTATAAATTCTTTATATTCACTCTCTGTCATTTCAATTTGTTCTTTACAGATTTTACAAATTCCTTTGACTTTTGGCGGATATACACCAGTCCATTTCTTATGTGAAAAAATTATGGTGGAATGTCCGTTTGAATCAACATGCTGACAGTTTTTCTTATTACTCATAGTCGTTATGATGTTCCTCTATATAAGATTCTTTGCATTCTTCGCTACAAAACGGATAATATTCATCCGATATTTCTCCGCCACACACAGCACAATGTTTTAAAGAAAAGCGAGTATCGGAAGTATTTGTTCCCGAATCAACACTGTTTGCTGTATTATCATTTTCTATCTTGTCTAAATCCATTTTTGGTCTACCAGAAGTTTTCGTGTCTTTATTAGACATTCCAAACGTATTGACAAGAGGCTTGAATTTGTCATAGATGCCAGAACTCTCAACCCACTCAATATCCGTTACAGCGTCCAAAAGCGTCTTGTCGTGATAAGACAAATATTTTGGCAGAAGCTCTACTTGCCCCATAGACAAGCTCTTTTCAACAGCAGACACTTCGTCCTTTTCACTGAAAGCATCGCCATGAATATAGAATTGCCAACGGAATTTCAAGTCTCCAAGATTGTACATCTTTTCAAGGGTTATATTACATGCCCAAGCAAATTGGTCATACATTCTATCAATAAATCTTGTCTCTATAACCTTACCAGCAGCAACCTGAGCAACTGACGGTTTCTCTGTTGTCGTCATAAGTGTAGAAGCTCCAGACGTATTGATAAGCTGTTGTAATCCCTTATTATAGATTTCGCCAGCGTTGGGAATTTCTTGGAAGTGATAAAGTGTATTGTTCTCTGACGGAACGATATTATAAGTTGTTCCCGGAGGCATACTGGAATTGACTTTCTGTTCAAATGCATTTACAGCTTCTGGCGATAATCTAAAATCGTCTGTATATGTGCCCGACTTATTATCGTCATGCAATGGCATTTCACCAAGAAGCATTGAATAAAGCGGAACTGTCAAAAGTTGCTGTTGAAGCAATGAGTAAGAAGCCAAATCTTGTGCCTGTAACAACAAGGAGGCAAAAGGCGATATTTGTAAATCGTCAGATTCTGTGAACGAGAATACAAAGCATTCATCAGCAGGAAGCTCTTTCCAATAGAACCATGACATAGTGTCCTGATTGTACTCAACAACAACATCCTCTGGAGTTTTATATGGGTCAATCCATCTATGCCCCTTTTCATCCACAGTCGTTGCGTCCATCAATTCCGCATAATATTTTGTGAATATAGCCGGGAATTGTCCAAGCTCCGTACCGGCCTGCCAAAAGTAGGCAAAGTTAAAAGCAACTACTTCATAACTGTCAGTAGAGTGTTTGATAATCTTATACCAATCGCTCGGAAGAACTTGGAAGTGAACGTAGTTTACTCCCTCTTTGTCTGTTGTGCTATTATAAGATTGCCTAAGATAATATGCCCTCTTGCCCTCTGGAATAACCTCTGCTACAATCCTGCGGAATTGCTTCTGCGGATTGAGCTTCTTTTGCCACATGTCTACGAGTTTCCAGTCAGACTTAAAACGAGGGGTATTCATTTCCTCTTTCTTAACATATCTTGGCTCTATGTAACTTCTATACTTTAAGATTCCCTCATAAAGCATTTGAAGCCTATAAAGAGGATATGTGAGATAAATCATGCTATGAGTTGCTTCACGAAGCAAGAACTCATTATTTTCAGGGTTCTTTAATGATTCCTCTATTTTATCTCTATCGGTGAAAGAAGAACGTGTAGATAGTTGTTTAATCCTAGAATTAAGGAGATATGGGTCGTTTACAAAACTAGCACCGACATTAAGCATATATCCGCCGGGATATATGCCACCAAAACCAGCACCAACAGGGCTGCTAAATACCTGTTTCCAGCGGTTTTCAACTTGTTGAACGCTTACTGGCTGGCTCGACGCATTGTTTTGTTTCTGGCTGCTTGTCGGCTTTGTGCTTTGTGTTTCTCTTTGAACCTGTCTTGCCATTTACCTTAACCCCCTCCTTTCTTCTCTTTTCTTCTATGGCATCTAAATATGCCAGAATTTCTCTCATTCTGCTTTGTCCTTCGTCGCTTTGCTCGAACTCTCTTAATGCTTTCATAGCGAACTTTTCGTTACACCAATTTCTAACGAGTTCAGAACACGTTGACAAATTATAAGACGGGCCTATTTCTTCAATAAGTCCGTCATTAAACAAGGCGCGCATTTCTTCAAATGTCTTGTCCGTGTCTAAGAAAAAGTCTTTTGCGCTATAACAATAATCACCGACTCTAGCCATAGTGTCCATTAGTACACGATACTCTGGTCGATTGTCGTCTTTGAAAGATATTTTATAAATCATCTTCTCATTCCAAATCCAGCTAATTTTCTAATATTCGACGCGAAAGGATTGTTTACACCATTTTTTCTTGAGTAATTCTTTGAAGAAACATAGTCGCTTATATTAACACTCTTGTTAATAGCAATTAAATCTTCTTCGAGTTGATTTATGAAATATAGTCCATAAATCATACTGATTATTCTGTCCTTACGCCCATTCTTTTCGTCGTATACCCATCTTCCACTAGGCAACTTAACAATTTGAGTTTTAATTGCTTCATCAACCAATTGTGTTGTGTTGGCAAACGGACCAAACATGTTGTTTGCCCTATCTCTCATTAAGTTGTCATTACTCGTTTTCATTGTTATATATTTATATCGCTTATTAAGCTCCTGAACGGCTGTATCTTCTTCAACAAGCAAAGAGATTCGTTTTCTTTGGAACTCAAGTTGCGCTATAACAAGCATGTTATACTGCATAGCCGATGCGCCCGCACCAGAAATCTGTATTGGAAACAACACAGGTTCTGCGTTTGGGTCTGAAATACGCATATCGTATTTATCAACCTTGTTCATAGTTTTCCAACCGGGGTATCTTCGATTGCGCACCATGTCTTTTGTGATATTACCACAAGCATTTATTGTTTCAATACCAATAGCGCCACCAGCGTCAACCACAGCATAGTCACACTCTAGGTCATAAAATAGCTGTTTTAGCCTTATAACCTGTTGGTCTAGGTTTACGCCACCCATTACCTCAATATAGGCTAGTTCCTTATCATAGTATTCTATATTTTCAATACACCTGAACACCGTGATAACTGTCAAGTCGTTCTTTCTACCAGCGCCAACAGCGATATCCATGCTTATAACACGAATTTCTCTTGGTTCTTTCTTCTGATAGTATGGTAATGCCCTCAGAATACCTTTGCATTCTATATATTCATCATCAGTTGGAGGTAACAATGGAACCCTAAGCTGTCTAACGCTGTTCACTTCATCAAAAGTAAACATAGCGCTTTCAGATTCACCATGCGGAATAACCTCGAACTCCATTCTAAGCCCACTAATATCAGCGTTCCTATCATGGAACTGATTTTCAATATATGACTTTCTAATTATACCAGCTTCAATTGCGAATTGATACGGCAACGATATAGCACACTTTGACGTATCGCCCTCTGCTATACACTCACAATAATATTTAAAGTCTTGATAGCTCCATTCGTCTTTATACCCGATAGAAGTAAGATAGATTGTAGAGTTGTGTTCTCTTTCTTCCATATACTTCGAAAATCGAGTATCCATAGCCCATGGCTGGTCACGATTGGATTTTGTCAAGAAAGGAATAAGAACTTTTTGAATTGTAATTTTACTCATAAGGCGGCTTTCGTCCAATATAAGAATATTAGCACGAGCGCCACGAGCGTTGTCCGAACATACAACAGCTTCAATTGTAGAGCCGTTAAGGAATGTTATTTCAGCGGAGTCTTTGCCAATAGAGATATGCTCTATTTCTCTTTCTACGTTTGGCCTGCCGCTTTTTATCTCATATGCTTTTTCTGTGAACAGAACTGCCTGATGCATGGTTGAAGATGCTACTTTAATTGTAATACCGGGATATAATATACACTTTGCTATACAGTAAACCATTGTTAAGAACGACTTACCAAGTCCACGAGAAGCAAAGAATATAAAAGAATTATCCTTTTTACAGCTTGGGGAATCCATTAAGTAAAGGAGTATTTGCTGGAAAAGCTTAACATTAACACCCATATACTCCAAAACGAATCTATGAATGTTAAGTCTCCAATAATCTATCCACTCGTTAAAGTTTCCCCAAAATTGTGAGGATTTAGTCTTTTTCATTTGCCTCACCAACCTCTACTGGCGGAGACTGTTCTTCGGTATTCGATGGCCCTACGAAATCAACCGTATAATCTTTGTAGTTTTCTTCAAAGTCTTTTACATACTCACTATCTCTACAAAGCGTCTTAGAGATAGCCCCAGCAATAGAGCGCCAAAACTTTTCAAAGCTATCAACGTCTTTGAACGCTTTGTTCTTTGTTATAATTGGCCCCTTTGCTTCGGCAGCTTTAATAAACTCACCAAGAGATGTGAATTGTGATTCACCAGTAGCAGTAGCCGCTTGTTTCTTAGGAGTAAGTTCAGCGTCTTTCATCAAGGCCTGAAAGCTTTTAACCTTGTCTTTTGCATTTCCACCCTTTTCACGGGTTCTTACAATTGAAAGCTCCTCATAACAAAGCTGCATGACAAGTTTTTCTCTTGATAATCCATCAATTTCACACTTATCATACCACTCGTCATATTTATCTTCAAGCCAGTACAAGTCTTTATCTTCAAAATTCCCCCATTTTTGTCTAAGATTAGAAATAGAGGCATATTTACGAGAAGTTATATCTTCTTCGTCATCCGGCTGTGAATAAACATCGTCATAGATTTGTGCAAATGTGGATTTCGCTACAATATCTCTAAATGGTTCTCCATGTAAATTGCTTTTGCAGAACTCCTTATCTGAATCAGGGATTTCGCCTGTATAAAGCCATAATGACACATCGGACAGAAAGTTCCCAATGAAACTTCCTTTAAGGACGTCTCTTTTACCGTCTGGTGTATTATAATAGTCAATATACTTATTTATAAACTCTGATATAACTGGCATATCAATCTTTTGACAAACAACCACCAAAGACTCTTTTACACCATACTCTTTAATATATCTTTTAAACAGTTCATTCAAACAATCTTTGCAAATTGGAGACGTTCCGTCAGACACATCTGAATATGTTGTGTAAAACTCCGTCTCTCTGTCTTTGAACTTGCCACACTTACTACACTGTTTAAATGTAACTGGCACTATGTAGACTGGCTGGCCTTTTATACTTGTTAGCCTTTCTCCGAAATACTCTTGAGCGTACATTCCATACGCACGCATCTTTTCATCAAGTTCTTTTGGAAGAACTCTATATATGCTTGGGTCGCCATATTGAATCATATTGTCAATTGCTTCTTTAATATCAAGAATACAATCAGATACAACACCATCAATGGTATTATCTATGACTCCTGCTTTGTTATGGTCAACCTTATATTGTTTCAATAGAGCAATTTGAGCCTTGCTTGGCGCTCCGCGATTGGCACGTCTAACACCATCAGCACCACCAGTCATGGCTCTGCCCATGTTCCTTTTTCCTACTTCTTTAGGCATTTACATACCCTCCGCTTTTTCCGTTTTTTCTATTGGAGCTGATGTGGAGACTCGAACTCCAAACCTGCTCATTACAAGTGAGCTACTCTACCAATTGAGTTACACCAGCAAACAAAATCCCCCGTATCCATAAAAAGATACGAGGGTTTTCTTTATAATTTAATAACTGTATTAATTGTCGTCTTAATACCAGTATCGGCATCTATAATAAACGCTTGATTCTTGCGCTCCGTTTGTACATATCCCTGCTGGTTAGACCAACGTGACCACCCGCTAATTGTCGGGAGGCGGAGAACTTCAACATAACCCTTTTTACTATAAGCCATCTGTGTATGTAGATGTCCCAAAAACCAAATCATTGATTTGCAAGAACTCCACATATCATGTGCTTCAACCGACATAATCTCCAAAGCCTTATCTGGCTTCAAATCATGCGAAACACCCATGATTACACTTCCGAACTTAAAGTATTTTCTTTCAGCCGGGTCGCCATATATATTGATTCGCTCATCATTTCTGTAATACGCTTTAAGAACATTCATAATACCATACATGCTATGATAGTCGTGATTGCTTACTGCATATACAACATCAACAGGAGCTATTGTGGCAAGTTTGTTGATACCATTGATACAAAGTTCAATCGCCTTATCAATAACCGTATGCCACTGGTTGGAACAATCTTGTGGCGTTCCTTTTGTAGTTGTATTATTGATATTATCAGCATTGATAAAGTCATTGCCTATAATGAACATAACTTTCTCAAACTCTGTATCACCGACTTCTGACATTACATCATCTATCGCATAGTAATATAATGCCTCTGCCATTTCAAGATTATAGTCGTTTCCAGAAACTTTCTTCTCCGAAAGAAGTCCAAGGTGTAAATCACTAATTGGGACTACAAGGCTTCTTCCATTATGTACCGAAGCCTTTTTCTTTCTAGACGGAGAAGCTTGAATTTTGATATTTTTGAAAGCTCTATCAATATTCGACTGACTCCAAACAAATTCCTTTGCCGGGCGAACAGTAATCTTTGAGCTATACATATCCATAAGGCCAGAGCCTTTTTGCTGTACATTCCATCTACTATTCTTAGCGGATACAAGCTCAAATGTGTTTTTGTCGAATCCATGCTTCTCTAGGAGAAGTTCTGGCGTCAGTTCTGTATTATGCGCAACCGAAAAAGATTTTTCGCTAACCGTTGAACCATCAGCCTGTAATGAAACCGTTACTGGTTTAGACGCTTCAGTAGCATCAATAGGATAGAAGTTATCATCCATATGATTCTCGCGTCTATATTGCCTAGAAATACTTCTAATTCGCTCTATTGGCAAGTCCACACCAAATTCTTCTCGAATCGTATCAGCAACAGAGCCATAAAAGGCCCTTTCGTTTCTGCGCTTTTTGTCAATACAGAGCTGTATTACACGGACTTTAATCTCGTTCATAACAGTTCTCCTTTATTCCTGCGTAAGCCCGGAAGAATTATCACCTACTGTGATAGTGATATCACAACCATTATAATCTTGTAATACTTCATCCAAAGTTACTGATGTTCCATTTACTTCCACAACAACGTCGCCATCGTCAAGATTCAAAACTCCCACAATCTTTCGGCTCGTTGTATCAAAAATACCTTGTTTACTTTTCATTGTCGTATGTTAGCTCCCTATGAAGTCTTTTAAATGTAAGTCTAATCTTAGCATATGGAACAAGATGTTCCTTTGTGTCGTAAGGCTCGCCGCTCTTTGGGTTAATGCCTTTCATAGCCGGAATCATCTTGTTGCCAATTTCAAAACAACTAAATCGAATCGTTCCGTCATTATTGATTATCGTCTCGTTCATAACTTCTTCAAGAGTGTTTATAATCTCGCCAACTGGCGTTTTAAGATATTTTGTTCTTCGAGCGACTTCTTTGATAAGCTCGCTCTTTGGTATTGTCTTTTCCATTTTTCCGTTTTCTCCTATTATGTGTTAAAACAATTCAGAAATATCTTCTACAATCGCTTCAACGATACCATATTTCAATTGCTCAGAAGAATCCAAATACCAATCTTCTTTCAATTTCTGATTGTAAAGACGATTTGTGATATTTGTTTTCTCCAAAACCCTGTCTTTCAGTCTGTTCAACTGCTGCTCATAGCTCTTTGCTGAACTAATAACATCAGCAGCATTTCCACTAATTCCTGTGCTCCCTTGATGTATCAACGCCACAGAGTTCTTCGTACACATCCTCTTATGACAAGACAACTGAATGAAAAACGCAGCGCTCATTGCCATTCCAACGTTGATGCCCCATACAGGAGTCCTCGACATTTCAATAATATCTACAAAGTGATTACAGGCATATAAGCTTCCGCCGGGACTGAAAATCAAAATCTTAATTGGCTTTCGGTTTTCGATAGGAATCTCCGCTCTATCATCTTCCATATTCCATCTAATGATATATTTAGAAAATTCAAGTAGCTGGTCACCAATTTCATCATCCAACCACAAAACCCTGTTATCAAGGCTTTGATAGAATGTAACAAGTTCTGGTGTTGGAAGCTTCAAATTGGACAAATCCTCTGGAATAAAGATAGGGGATAATTCAAAATCCATATTTATATACCTCGTTAATTATTGAATAAGTCAGCAAACATTTTGCTGGTTTCGCTTCTAACATCTTCGTCTAAATATACGCAACCAAATTTCTTGTTGCCCTTAAGCTGTTCACACATCTTGACAAGTGGGTTAGAAACTGTTTTATCTTTCACTGATTGTGCAAAGTCCCCCGAAAAGAAAATTCTACTATTCTCTCCGACACGAGTTCCGACAAGTCTGATTTGTGCTTCTGACAAGTCCTCTGCTTCGTCAACCACGAAGATAGTTTTATCATAGGTTGTACCTTTCATGTAGAAAGGAATTTCTGTTTCAATTACGCCTGACTGGATTAAGTAGTCATATTCTCCCGGCCCTTTGAGTTGTTGCTCAATTGGCCTAAAGAATCTGGCCGTTTTATCCTCAAACGTTCCTTTAAGATAACCAATATCTTTTCCCTCACCGTTAGGCTCTCTAATTCCAAGAATCTTATTATGTTCTTTTCTATCGAACACAAAATAGTGCGCCATTTGCATACACAAATATGTTTTGCCACTACCATATCCGCCGAGAATAGCAACAGCAGTTATGTCTCTATTCATCATCAAGTCCAACGCGCAACGCTGTAATGCGTTCTTAGCCTTAACAACTTTTGAGTCAGGTAGGTTTAATGCTACGAATTTTTCGCCTGTCCAACGCATTTCTGTTTCTTCATCAGTAGAGATGTCTTTGATAAGAATGTATTCGTTTGGGTAAAGATTGTCTGTGTTTATTTCATCAAAGAATCTGTTGATTGTCTCGGTAGTACCGACAACCTCGATATATCCTTTGTAAATTGGAGTCTTTGAATAATCAATGTGTTTACACTTGACTCCCAAAGCTACACACTTTTGATACATGTTCAAATCGTGTGTTAATAGGGTGGCGTCTGGGTCTTTCTTGCAAATAAGATGAGCCGCTTCGATAATCAAGTTGTCCTTAACGTTCATATCCAAGAAAGAAGAAACTCTATTCTCCTCTATGTCGTTAAATCCATAAGTGACTTGTCCGAGCTTTTCAATTGCCTTTAGCCCGTTTCTCGCCTTACAGGCCCTTAACTTGTCTGAACTATGACTGTGTTTGTCGAGTTCCTCAAGTACAACAATCGGTATATATATCTTCTCGCCTTTGTACTTGTTCACGTCAAAATCTTCCATGAACATGTTAGTATCAAAGATGTAGGACATTTATTTTGCTCCCAATCTATTTTTATTTTTGATGAATCTCAAATAGTTCTCGTAGTCTGTCTCTACTATATAGTAATACTTGTTCCCTTTACCTGAACGTGAAATTGGGTTACGACACTTGAACCCTGACGCTCTAATTCCTTGCTCGTATTCTTGCTTGGTTATCTTTATCAAAAGCTTATGACACCTTTCTTGTAGAATTTTACTGATTTATTTTTTCTTCTATCTTTCCTATATATTTTTAGCGAGTTTTTATTTTGGGATGGCCAAAATGACATAGGAAAAGTATGTTGAAAATGGGGGTGAAAATTGAGTTCTATTTCAAACCTTTTTACGTTCTAACGTTTTTTGTATGTTAATTATTCTAGCACATTCATTACAGTATTTACGTCTGTTCCCCTTTACACGAACCATTTTACCGCATGAAGAACACTCTACATATCGCCCCTTACCAAGATAGTTATGATAGTAAGCATAGATGTTGTCAAAATCGTTTACTTCAATGACGGTTGGAGAGTTGGAAGCATCTACGTTGAATAAGATTTCAAGATTGGAGTTTCGACAAACACGAATAAAGCCGAGTTGTTCTAAGCGGCGGAGAAGGGGATAGAGAACCTTTGGGGAGGATAGGCCACAGGATTTGGTGAATTTGGTATATTTACAGTTCAGGTATGGCTGTTGCCCAAGTTTCTCCCTAATCTTCTTTATAACAAGCAGACAAAACAGAACATCATTGAATTTGAATGGCTCTTTAATTGAGTTTATAAATTCAACTTCCTTTTCTGTTATCTGAATGGTGCCAACCTCAATGATTGGCATTTTTCTAGCGTTGTTTAAAATAGACTGAATCTTGTCAAAATACTTTGCTTCGCTAAAACTATCAAAGTAGTTATTACAAAAATCGACTACACGCTCTTGGACTTCTTTGGGTTTATAACCAAGATAAAAGAAATATTTCGCTAAGATGTTAAGTTCGTACATTCTCTTGTTTGTTAGAAAGCCCGAATCTAACATTTTCTTAGCATAGGATATTTCGTTATACTCATTAACCAACTAAGTCTACCTCCAAGACGTTGTATCTATCAAACAAATATGTGTATTCGCCATCATCTTCAATTTGCGGGATAAGGACTTTCTTTGAAGATTTGTTATATACATTCGTGAACATGGTCTTTCCAAACGTTTTCCACAAAATATCCTTATTGCATGACTTCATATCAACATAAAAGATTTCAACTAAATAGTTTACAAGTTCATTTATATTAGAACACAAATCGGTCATGGTGTCTTTGAATAAATCATATTTATTGATAATCTTATGTTCTTCGTCTGGAACGTATTTCAAAGACGTTGAATAATCACTCATTGAAACATCTTCTCTTAAAGATTGGAAAAAACTCTTTACTGAACGTTTAACGGAGTTATATGTATTTATGTTCTTTTCAATTCCATCACACATATACAGCTTATAAATATCTTCGTGATGTACCTTAGGATGTTTAATGTCAAAATCAACACTTTCAAGATATCTACAAATACGATTCATTTCACAATCAGACTCAATAAGAGGATTTCTATAATTCATTGAAGCAAGATAATATTTTTCTTTCTCCGTAAGTTCACTTTCATCTTTGCTTTGAATAGAAGAAAGGTCAATTCCATAAATCTGTCTATATGATTCTTCTTCTCGCAAAAACTTATTATAAGCAACTCTGCTATCCTTATAAAGATATTTAAAGAAGTATGGTTTCTTTTCAACCAATATACTATTGAAGAACTCTTTCTTCTGTTTTACTTCATCTGTATCTTCTTCTGACTGTCTTTGATAGTTACCCCAATGCTTTGGGAAAGGCTTTGTTTGAACGCCCTTTGCTTTGTCGATGCTGTTACCTTGTGCCACTCGTGTCATTATAAGACGACGTTCCAATTCTTTATATTGCGGGCTATCAGGTTCATATAATGGCAACATAGCATACATTGACGTGCTCTTATTTGTAATTGCGCCAATATCGGAACCAAAAGCAAGTAGGTCTGCTTTGTATAAATCTTCTTGTGTAAAGTCAATCTTATCAGTAGTTTTCTTTTGGTATGTTACCGCAAGCTCATCTTTGTATACTCCCTTGATAATAGTTTTATTTGAAGTTGTGGCAAGAATATCGAAGTCATAATCTGAGTCGGCCCATCTGAGAACATCGTCGCCATGAACATTGACCACAATACCAGTGTTTAAATATCTGTACCAGTGACTAAGCACTTCATTATCTTTTAAATCTAACAGATTATGTTCGCTTCTGTATGTAAGAGGAGAACGCATACTGTCAACAAGAGATACACCTCTGTCGTTCCAGTATTTAGCATAATACTCGTTCTCCTTTAGCAAACCATTTGGTTCAAGTCCGCAAATATGTTCCATCATAGCATATGGGTCTGATACCAAACATTGATAATTCCCATTAACAACGAGCTTACCCATACAAGCACTCTTAATCTTATTTACGATATTATCATATATCTTATCTGAAACATATCTATCCTTGATAATGTCATGGTTTACAAGTAGCGACTTTAACCAGTAGTTATCACTGCTATTTACAAAGTTTACTACTCCGTTCTTACCAACCGACTTTCCCATAAGAAAAAGAGAAGTATACATCACATTATCTCTTGTTACGCCGCGAATCCAATCAACAGTAGGCTTACACAACTCGACAATATCTTCATCATCAAGCTTTAGCGTCTGTAATGACTGATAGTTTAAGTACAGATTATTAGAATCCTGTTTCGGAGAATACTTTGATATTCCCCACGAAAGTTTATTGGTTATGCAATTGCGCTCATATTCTTCATAACTATCATAACATCCAGCCATCTTAAATTGAGATTCACTGATGATTACGTCAATGTTTCTCAAGTCGGCCATTTTAGGTGTTCCATCTTCGTTCTTATAAATGGTTTCGACCATATAGTTTCCACCATTCACCTTTTCACAGAACTCTTGGATAGGGAACGTACAAACCATTCCCTTTATCCAAGCGTTTCGGATACACCATTCCGCCGGAATCCAATCCAGTTCAAGCTCGTGTGCCCACTTTTCACTTTGTTGCGGAGAAATCAATCCCATCCCATCAAAGTAATTGTATTCTATCTCTACTTCCTTGCGCTCTATAATATCGTCACACAATGGTTCGTATACTTCAGTAACGTAGTTTACAAGCGTATTTCGCTTCATCAAACAGTCTGATACTACGCAAACCCTTGGTGTACTAACGGGTGTTGTTGCTGAACTGCTCAGCCCTAGATAAGCATTAAATTTGCTTGGGTTCAACTTCTTGCTGTGTCTGCCATTGTTCAATCTTTTATAAAGTTCTTCCGATATATCTTCTTGAACCATGATAATTGTATTTACTCTAGCCTGAGAAGCCGAACAAGAAAATCTTATATATTTCTTTCCATTGATATACAATCCATTATAGAACAACTTCTTATAATGCGCTGGCTTTGAAATAATAACCGAAACATATTCAGGGACAAACATCATCATGTTTATCTGCTTATTAATCTCTCTTATCAGAGAAGAATTAACCTTTGACGATGGTAGTTTCTTAATATCATCTCGTTTCTTAAACAAAAGCTCAATCTTATATTTATCAACGTATCTCTGCTGTATATCTCTTATGCTTCTAAGCATTTGGCTGTCTGATACGGCAATTATCTGGTCGCTCTCTTTGGCTTGCTTGAAACTTAACTTTATGTTGTATTTGTTCTTCTCAAGATATTTGCTCTCAAACTTGTAGATATAGAATTGTCTATTTATCAACAATATCTCTCCGTTATTCTTCTATTTCGTTTGCTCTGTCAAAAGCAGTTTCCAGTTTTATTAAAAATTCTTCCAGTGACTTCGGGTCCTCCGAATACATAATATCAAACAACATCTCGTCTACGCATTCATCAATGTCCGTATCGTTATTTATTACATAGTCAACATATTTCCTTATGTCCCTAAAGTCTTTCTCGTCTGCGAAGTATCTGCGTTCAATCTCTTTCCTATCGTCCCCCCTGTCGAGTTGTCTTAGAACCCTCAGGCCACTTTCAACTTCAATATAGAAACTTATACAATTAATCCCCAACTCCTTGAATGCCTTTAATCCTTGAGGATTCAAAACAAAAATTGTATTATCGCCATTATCAAGCTCACTCTTTGGGGTGCCATATCTCCATCCGCGATATTCCGCCCATTCAAGAAATTCTCCACGTTTCAACATATCCGTGAACTGTTCATCTGTGATGAAGTGATAATCTTCCCCATCTACCTCACCGTCTCTAATTGGCCTCGTAGTGGCTGTAACCGCTTTCTTGTATTTAAAGTCCTCCGAAAGAATATTCGCTACTGTGCTCTTGCCCGAAGCACTTTTCCCAACTATCACAATGTATCCCATAAATACATCTCCTTGTTTTTCGTTATAAAGTCTAAGATAGAGTAAATTTCATACCAATTGCTAACTACATAAATATCATCATTTGGTTCTATTTTACTCCATTCCGAATTTTCGCTTGTCTTAATGAGTATCTTTACTTTAGCGTTAGAACTATGTAAACAATCAATGTGGTCGTCAATAAACACACCATTACGCATGTCAACGCTACCCTTATTACTTCGTCCATCGTTCTTAATCCCAATCAATTCTATATCAAAAGAAAACCTATCTTTGACAAATCTCCTTTTCTTTTCTAAGTTGATATCTGTTCCAATCGTGACAACCGACATTCTATCAAATTTGTCCTTGAAAGAATTAAGTGTCTCATATACTTCTGGAAACAACTCAATTTCTTCAAACATCTTGTCACTTTCAAAACATTTCTCTATCTCCCAATATGAACAGCTTGGAAACAAATCTTTGAAATCATATCTTCTTAGCTTCTTCCAGTCTTTATTTTCTCCAAACTTCTCATTTAACATCTTAACTATAACTTCTGACGAATTTACAATCGTATTGTCGAAGTCAATATACAGGTTCAACTTCCTACCCTCCTTTCAATAAATTCTATTAACATCTCAATATCATATGTGCTTCTTGTTCTCTTTTTCTTTGAAGGAATAATCAGTCCACCATATTCTATAACGTCTTTCTCGTTTATACTGTGTTTATCTGTATCTATCATAAATCTTAGAAAGTTATCAATATCCAAATAATATGTGTTCTCCGTCTTTCTAAAGTTCATCAGAAAGCCCGCCGAGATTCCGTCGTATAAAGAAAAATCACATAATCCATATATCTGACACTTCTTTATGCTCTTACTATTGTCCTCGAAAGAGAATGGAATGCTTGTTCCTTGTGTACTCTTTAACTCTAGTGCTATTAAATTAGGACGTTTGTATAATAAAGCGTCACATTGGTTGTGAAGCGAAAACCTTGTCGTGTTGCTTCCCCCAAATCCTTGAGCGGGGTCTTTTATTCTATAATACATCACACCATCAGGTATGCTGTCTCTTATTTCATTTTCAAAGATTTTTCCAGCGTTCGGCATTTTGCGCCTCCTTTTCTGTCTATAAGTGCATTATACCACAAAAGCACAAAAATGTCAATACCTTAATTATGAACAAATTATTAATAACTATCTCTATATTATTAAATTATAGTTCTATACGCTTGTAATACAAGCTTATATTACAGACAAGCTTATATACTAGTTTGTAGTTTTATAAGCTTATCTATAAGCTTATCATACTACAAGCTTTTCTACACGCTCATAGTTCTTACTAGCTTGTAAATATATTAATAAATTATATTTATATATATAATATTATATTATAAGCTTATAGTATATACTAGCGTATAATATAAGCTTATAGATTTATAAGTTTGTAATATAAGCGTATATATCTATAAGCTAGTATATAAGCTTATCTGTATTATAAGCTTATATATACGCTCATAGAGTTATACGCTTGTAATATAATATTTTTTTATTATTATAATATTATATATTAATATATATCTATAATCCTATAAAACTATAAGCGTGTATATAAGCTTGTATATCTATAAGCTAGTATATAAGCGTATAGAGTTATACGCTTATAACTGTATTACAATGCACTGTTCACAAATTGTTTACATTTAAGGTGTTGACATTATTGGACAAATGTGATATAATATAGTTACTGGATGATTGTGATTGTTGTAATTATTGTGATTATATGTGTGTTATTGTGTGATTGTTATTAGAATTATGATTGTTGGAGGGTTGTTGTTGTGACGTTTGTTGTGTTTTTATTGTTGGATGTTATATTGTTTTCTATACTCGTTGCTGATATGGTATTCAAGGATGAATAATTTTTAAAATATTATCTAAATATAATCTGTTTTTACTTGACAAGACACCCACTTATGTAGTATAATCAGCCCGTAGCCTGAAATATAGTACACTCTATAAAATTAGGGCTGCTTAAACATATAAGCGGTATGTATAGCGTATCGAATTGTTTGACATGATTGCCGTTTATATGTTATAATATAGACAGTGGATAGGATATACCACATATCTTCTCCGCATTAATAAAATAATATTGATTGAAAGGAAGTTTTGTATGTATAACCCTCGTAAAGTAGCCAAACATGTCGTTAGGCGAGGAGCCTCGCTCGGTGTTGTTTTGGGTGGATTTGCCGTATTTGGACTTTTCGCCATCGGTATGCTTAAATATGGCATTTGGGGACTGCTGTTTGATATCGCTGTTGGATGGATTATCTACGACGCTCTGTAATGTGTAATTCTTTACAGGAAAGACGATTTTATACGATATCACTGTATAGTACCATTGTACCTAGATAACCACAGAAATGTTTATCTAGGGGGGGGTAAAATGTTGTCCCTGAATTTTTCACTCTCGATTGGGAGTGGTTACCTACTAACCCCCTTAGTCAAAAACAGGGGGGGGGGGGGGGGGGAAACAAACCCCCCCCCCCCCCCCCCTTCTTTCCTTATGTCAACTCACCGCTAGAACACA